TTAAACTTAACTTCCGTGGCTTTAATATTAGAGAACTCTCGACGAGCCTGGGGCTTTCCAGCGGTCATAATCACCTTTAACTGTTCCTGAGGTTTACGCAGTGTTTTTTGCATGGTTGTTAGGACATCAAACCCTACAATAGCACTACCCTTAACTGTAAATGTTCCCACATGACTATCTGCCATGACATGGATTAGTCGGCGTTTAGCAGTATCATACAGCCATGCTTCGGACGAATTTACAAGTTTAGCCGGATTTTCAGATTTAAGGCCCAGTTCAGTAAACTCTTTAAGATACTTAAATTTGGCGCTCTGGCGCTCTGGGCTGACAGCTTTCTTAGCTCTAGGTTTGCGTTCTACTTTTTTCAGCTGTACATAACTGTTGCAGTCATTGATCACCGTTTCACAGAATTTTACACAATTACGAAGTTGTAGTCGTGTAAGGTGGCTATACCCTTCAACTAGATCAGCGTCGGTACCTTCTAACACTTCGTTAAATTCTGCAAGGCGTAATTCCCAAACAGCTGACACAGTACCGACCATATTAGGACTAATATTCATACCACGCATAAGTGCAATAGGTTTAAAGTCTGCCGACATTTTTGCACCAGCTACAATAAAATCATCAAACATGCCTTCTAGTTCACCGCAACACTCGGACACTTTTTCACGCAAATGATCTTGGATTGTTAGTTTTGCTACGGCGGTATCTGCGTCGACATCTGTTTGTGCCCGTTTAATTTCTTGTTTGGCCTTGAGCATTTGACTAATTTGATCATCAATAATGCACTGTTCATGGTCTGTAAGTAGTAAGCCGATTAATGTCATACGGCAAACCCAGGCTGGTGTTAGACGGATTTGACTGTCCGGAATACCACGCATCAATTTTGCGTCTTTTGGTCGACTGTTATGTTCTAAATAATGGCACAGCATCTCTTTGGCATCTTTTTTACCATAGTGATAGTTGTACCATTGAAACGCATTAGCAAAACTGCTAACACGATTTTCCTCTGTTGGTTGAAACTTCCACTCTGGCTCAAAGCCCACATACTTAGTTTCAGCACCCTTGGGGTTTAGTCTTTTGATTTCGTTTGATTTTGCCATAGTCTTATTGTAGTGAAAAATATTCTTTAATTTTATTATAAATGATTTGATTACCTTCTGGGGTATAGTGATTAATATTGCCTCTGTACTTTAAGAAGATGTTAAAAAAGGATAGATAATCTTTAAATTGATAATGATCTGCATCATCTCGATATACTACATGAAGAATTTTTAGATTTGAATAATTTTTTAAATATTCATCTATTTCTTTACAGATCAAATTATGGACATAGTTAGAATAGTCCATGTCATAGTAATTTTCAAAATAATCAACAATTGGTTGTAGTCCGGGATACTCGTTTAAGTGCTCCTTAATATCAGCATACATTAAATCTGTATTCTTTCTAAATGGATCGTTATAATGTATTGGATGACGTTTTACATAAATTCGATTTGAGCTAACATGATTAACAATTAACGCATCAAACTTTTTTAAGTTGACCGATTTTAACTGTTGCAATACTTTATACTCGCACACTCCGTTTTCTGCTAGATTGGTCACCTCATAATGATTGGACATTAATCCAGGCCAACCCTCAGTGAGTGCATCAGGATTAATTGGTGACCAATCTGCTGCAAAGCTGTCTCCGCAAATTAGTAACTTCTTTTTGTTTGATTTTTTAAAAGTAAACATTTTGTTAGTTTATATTAAAAAGACACTAGTGTCAACCTAATAGGCTGGCAAAAGTTATATGTTGTTCTAAATTAGTTAGCAAGTCTGCTACTTTTTTAACTAATTCTCTGTAGCGGCTTGTTTCACGCCGCATCCTACGACACTCTACGCTTTCCATGTCTGCGGCCACAATGGCTTGATCTACGGCTCGTACCATTTTAAGTAGATCACGGCGAGCCACCTTGTTTTTGACCTGTGCTATATGCTTTTCAGCAGAATCCAAGCGTTCAAATAATTCGTCCATTTTGTAATTATACGAGCTTTTGAATTACTAGTCAATCTGGAAATATGAACATAAATATCTATACCATGTTCTATGTGTATACCTATTTAAGAGAAGATCGCACACCTTACTATGTCGGTAAGGGCTCTGGCGAACGGGCATTTAAGAAGTGGGGCAAAGGTATTAAGCCTCCAAAAGATCCATCTCGCATTATTATTGTAGAAGATAATTTAGACGAACAAACTGCATTTGATTTAGAGCGCAAACTTATAGCAGAATATGGTCGTAAAGATTTAGGCACTGGCATCTTGTATAACATGACAGATGGTGGCGAAGACTCAAGTGGGCACAAAACTTGCGGTTGGACTTGGAGCGAGGAATCGAAAGCCAAACGACGCGGTTCTGGTAATCCAGCATTTGGCAAAAAACAAAGCCCAGAAGTCCAACAGAAAAAACGAGAGAAAATGCAAGGACATAAATGGAGCGAGGAAACTCAGGCAAAACGCACAGCATCATTACAAAATCGCGAAGTAACTTGGGGAGATAAGGTTTCGGCGGCCTTAAAGGGAAGAAAACAAGATCCTGCTGTTGTTGCTAAACGAGCTGAGTCATGTAGACAAACATGGGCCGCTAAAAAAGCACTAAATACTTAACTATGCCAAGACTTTCCATGTATAGGCCTAACAGAACGGCCGACTATCAATATCTCGATAAAGTAATCTCCGAACAATATACAGTAGGAGGTCTTGATATTTTTTGCCACAAGTATCTCGGTCCTCAAGGAGCCGGCACTGATAACGGAAATAATGACGCTACTATTCCAAATTATGATAGTACTAATCCATTGTTTATTGAGGATTTATTATTATTAGAAAACCGTGATCGTGTTTATAGCCCCGATGTTTTTATCATGCGTGGAGTATATCGCACACAGGATGTCGATTTTGATTTAACACAATTTGGCTTATTTTTAAACAACGATACCCTGTTTATCACATTTCATTATAATGATATGATAGACACCTTTGGTCGCAAGCTCATGTCAGGTGATGTTATTGAAGTTCCAAACTTAAAAGATTACCATCCGCTGGATCAATCTATACCCAAGGCATTACCACGCTATTATGTAATTCAAGATGCTAACTATGCATCTGAAGGATTCAGTGTAACTTGGCTGCCACACTTATGGCGTGTCAAGGCCACCCCAATGGTCAACGCACAAGAGTTTAGTCAAATTGTTAATCAACCGTTTGAGCCGGAAAATATTTGGGACGACGGTAACTTTTATCCTGCAGGAACAACAGTTAATTCAGGTAATGTTTATTATACAGCCAAGACAAATGTGCCACCTGGGACTCCTATCACCGACACCAATTATTGGACACAGATATTAAATCCAACCACAGTCGGCGATCAAATGTCAACCAGGCCAAAAGATTTGGCAATCAACGATGCCCTGTTGGCTCAGGCATATAACGATGTGCCACTTAGTGGCTACGACAATGTTAAATTTTATATTGTGCCTACTAACTCCACCGGCGAGCCAGCTGCTCCTGGATTAACAGCTGACGAAACTTGGCCCACAGTAGACGGCACACAACCTGGTGAGGGGATTAGCCCCAAAGGATTTGGATATGTACAAGGTTACTTAACCGGTGCTACAACTGCGCCAAATGGCCTCCCAGTTACACCCGGGGTACAATTTCCTCCACATCCAGCCGTAGGCGATTACTGCCTACGCTTAGATTATTTCCCTAATCGATTGTTTAGATATAATGGCAAGGCATGGCTGGCTATCTCCGACAATGTTAGAACTGATCTTGACTATGCCAGTGGTGCATTAACACAACGGGCAAGTTTTGTAAATAATGATTACACGGTGCCAACCACCGACATAGGCAATATTCCAAGTCGCCAGAGTTTAAGTAAGATTTTAGAAATTACACCCGACAACGGTGACCAAGGTGGTAACTTACCACCTAACCCAAGACCACCAGGACGATAATGGCACAATTTTTTTATGATTCTCAGATCAGGAGGTTTTTATTACAGTTTGCCCGCATATTCTCAAA